AGTTGGTTGTTGCAATCTCCGACTCGGGAATGATCTGGCCAGCAACAATATCCAGGGCATAGATTTCACCGACGGCCACCGTCCCGCCGATCGTAATCTGCCCGACTTTCTGAACCGTCAACGGCTGCGAGGCCGCCGCATTGTTCAAGGCGACTCCGTAAACGTTGTCGATCTCGGCGTTGGCCGCTACTGAAGCCGCCAACGCATCGGCGAGATAAAAATTACTGTTGCTGGCCTTTTTGTAGACCAATTTGCCCGCCGTAATTGCCTCGCCGGCAATACCCGCTTCGATCTGCGCGCCAGTGCCCTTGACGACGTTGGCCGCTGTAACAGTGATGGCTGCCATGACTTAACCCTTTCTGAGTTTGGCCGCTTCCGCGGCGAGAACTTTAGTGATTTTTGCACGCGCCGCTTCGAGCACCGCCGAGCCGGACGTCGCCACGGCGGATCGAATTACGTCCGGCAACAGAACGGGCATTGCCCCTGTTCGATGCCCGGTTTTTTTTTGCCGCCGTTCCTTGGTTCCGAGGACCGGCCAGTGAATGTTGGCGGCGGATATACCGACGCCACGGACCAACTTCGCCCCGCCCTGCCCGTAAACGCTCCGCTCGTGGGCCTTCGTTTTCTTCGCCTTGGTTGGCTTGCCAACACCAAAACCGGCCTTGCCGGAAAGTTCCCTGCCTTCCTTTTTCATCACCCGCTTGCCGAGCGATTGACGGGCCGCCCGTTTCAATTCCGGGCTGGCGCCGGTTGCGTTCACGGCCGATCGCATGGCGCGGACCAACGGCGTCAGGCCCGCGTTCACTCCGGCCTTCGCCGCCTTCCGCGATGCCTTGTCGCCGATGGCCGTCAACGTCCGCTGTAATTTGTCGAGGCCCTTCAATCCTTCCATCACACTGCCTCCGGCCAGGAAAGAGTAAAGCTCATGTTCGTGTCGTACCAATATGCGTTGCTGCCTTCGGCTTTCGGCACGGCCGCCGGTTGCGTGTCGTCGAGCACGGCGTCGAACGCGCCCGAGTAGCCGGCCAGGCCGCTACCCGGCGAAGTCGATCCGTTTGTCCGCACCGCCTCGGCCAGCGCCCGCGAGGCCGCCCGCGTATCCGCCCGGCAAATCACATTCACGTCGGCAAACACCAGCCCGCCGCGGCCGCTGATGTCGTTTTCCCTATTTTCGCTGTCGATCTCGAAAACGATTGCGGGAACCGCGCTCGAACGGAACCACTCATCCCAAACCCGTTCGCCGACGATGGCCGTAACAGCCGTCATGCCGAGCAACGCTTTTCGGAGTTCGGTTTCGATATTCACGCCGTAACCTCCGTCGCCATTATCACGAGTTCGCGGTTCGCTTCTTTTTCATTCACGACCGACTCAAAGTTGAAAATCCTATCGCCCCACACCGCCCGCATCCGGGAAGTTATCCCGATAATGTAGAGGGTCGTTATCCGATGCGTCGTTGTCGCCTGCGACTGTTTCGCCTGCCACGCCTCGCGGGCATCCAGCGGTTCGATGGCCGCCCAAACGGTTGCAATGTTCAGCGGCGTTTCGGTAATTTCTCCTTCATCGGTTGTCGCTTGCACCATTCGCTGAATCGTGATCTTTTTATCCCGCCTGCCGGCCCCGATCATGCGTAGCCTCCCCAATCTTCGAGTGAGAGAAGCATGTCCAACCCTGAAGGAATTGTTGCGACAATCGTTCCGCTCAGGATCGGCTCGCGGCTTCTGAACCAATGGCCGACCAGGAACGCCACTGCGTGCTTCAATGCCAGCGGTACCGCGGCCTGGGTCGCATAGCCCGCTGTGAAAGTCACCACCACCGCCCCGTATTTGTCGCTCTGCGTGGAAGGCCAGGTCAATCCGTAGGCCGGTTTGATCCGGGCCGGGCCGTCTGACGTCGAAAGGTCCGCTTGATATTGGCTGGGGGCCAACAGCGTCGAAACGCCGGCCGTGTCGGTGTAATAAATCGAGGACACCAGCGACACCGGCGGATGGCCGAGAAGGATTTCATCGGGGAAGCAATCCAGGCTCAGCGTCCACGTGGCGGGCATGATCTGCCGGCCGAGAATCTTCTCGATCGTCGCCGTCGCCCGGCCGATCAATTGCGAAACGTAGTCATCGTGATCGGCCGTGCCGGCGATGCTGCAATGCGCCTTGGCTTCGTCCAAGGTGATCGGGTCGGCGGTGGGGGCAACGGTTCGCTTGTAGTTCATAATTGGCTTTGGGTGCTTACCAGTTCTTGCGGGTTTGCCGTCGGCGCATAGCGGCAGATGTTCGGATCGCCTTTGCCGTTTGCCTTCCAGTCCTCGAATCGGTGCTGATAGGATTCGTCAACGTCGAACACATGGGAGTGTTTTACTTTGATCGTCGTATCGACCCACACTTGGCAAAATGCCTCAGCCTTCAATCGCCACACAAAAGTACAATCCATGTTGGCAAGCCGCTGCATGTTTGACGGATCAATCGTCTCGTAAAACCACGGCTGCTTCAGCGATTGTAAAATGTCGGTTGGAAACATCAGCACGCCCGAACCGATGAAGTCGCAATCCTGTACATCCCCGGCAGTTGGATCGAGCACTTCGATCATGTGGCCGTCTTCTTTGAGGCCGCGATACTGCACGATGTTCTGGTTTCCATTCGAATCGCGCTTGAATCGCCACGCCATCGGCTGAAACGGCCGCATGTCCTGCCATCCCACGTACCCGCGAGCAGGAACCATTGCCGCGATAATGTCGTATCCTTCGCGGTACCGATCCAATAGTCTGCAAAGCATATCCTCGGGGTGAACCTGATCCGATCCGATAATCAAAACCAGGTCCGCTCCCCACTCGATAGCCTGTTCGCAAATATGGATGTGCCGCCGCGCGGGGCACCATCCGCGACCGCGAAAGTATTTCACTTCGCAAGCCGGCGGATGGTGCATATTTAACGTCGCATCCACAAAGGACGTGAACATAAACGGCGAAGACCAAGGATAGCCAACCGCCAGCTTTAGTGGTTCGCTGGTCATGTGTTTCCCTTTTAGCTGGCCGATACCTGCGCGGTGGCAATGGGCACTGCCCACTTCGTTTTGTCGTCGGTTGCCAGTACGTTGGCGCACGCCAACCCCTTGCTCGCGTCGAGTACGTCTTCCGTGGAAGCGAGTATGGCGGTGGTGAAAACCCGACAATCGGCCATCACACCGTCCGGCATGGCGCCAACTGAGGACAGGAACTCCACGAGGTAGAGGTCGATTCCCATGAACAGACAGTTCGTGATGACGTACCCCGACTGTTTGTGGTTGGCCCGAATGGCCGCAGTGTCCAGGCCGGCGGCGGCGTAATTGAAGGTGCAACTATCCACAATCCAGTTGTCGCCGGAGGAACTGGCAAAGTCGATGGCATAGGCGGGGCCGTTGACCTTGCCGATGAACGTGCAGCCCCTGAATACCGCCTCGGTCCCCGCAGTCAGCCCGCGAATCTTGATAGCCTTTACGGGAACTGCAACCTGCTCGAAGATGCAGTTTTCCAAAATCGGAGCGGCGGCACTGATGTGCGCGATGTAGGTCGTCCCGGTCACTGCGAGGAAGTGGACGTTCCTGACCGTGACGTTGGCCGCCGAAATCGTGAGCATGGCAATCGCGGTCAGGCCTGTGATTTTCGGCCGTGCTCCGCCTCGACCGAGCCCGACGATGCTGCTGCCCGCAGCGGGCGTAATTGTCGCCGCCAGGGTTTCCGCGTGGCCGGGCATCAGGTAGATGATGTCCCCCTTGTTGGCCGTGCAAAGGGTAATCGCGTAATTGAGCGTCTTGACCGGCTTATCCGGGCCGGTGCCGTATCCGCCGGCGTCTGTGCCGGTGGTGTAGTCGCAGAAAATCCTTGCCCCCGTGGTGGTGGCCATATCCTCGACGGCGAACAACCCGCCGACCGAGCGGCGGACGAATAGAGCGGTTCGAGAGAGACCCATTTCCGGTTCCCCTTAAAAAAAGGTTGACGTTGGTAAAGGTAAATCGCCGGGCGCTGGCGCTGGCCCGCGCCCGGCTTCATGGTTTCAATTAGGTCAGGTCGTTGGCCGTCAAGTCCAAGTGAGCGTTCTTGGCTGCGGTCCTGATGTAGACGACGGCGATCTCGTCGTCGGCATGATGACAGTCGATGTAGGCCGCCACGTAGCGGAGGGCGTAACCAAGAGCACGCCCGACCTGGGCGATCTCCTCCGCCGAACATTCGAGCACGGCGTAATTTCCAACCGTGTCGGCGGCGATGACGCCGGAAGTCTTGATCTCGGTCGCGTGGGTTGCCGTCCCATCGCCGTCTTCGGCGGCGTAGATCGAAAGTTCGATCATGCCGTTGCCGCCTTTTAGAGCCGTCATCGCCATCACGACGAAACGGTCGTAATCGCGGAGATCGACCCATACCGCGGTGGTTGCGCCCGCCTTAGCGCTCTGCTCGGTCGCCGCGGCGTCCGGAGCGTGGTAAAACATCTGGGCCATGTTGTTGGCGAGCCAATGTTGCGTTGCAACTGCAGAAGCCATAATGACTTCTCCTTTTTGTTTGCGTTGTGGTTAGGTCCGCCGGCTCAATTGCGCGGCGGCATTACGGCATCGCGGTTACGTCCGCGCTTCCAAGGTCACGAACGGGGAAAGCGTGTCGGATGAGTTTTTCGGCGTGAGCGCCGATCGCCACCAGCACCGGCCGGCGTTGCGGAGCCAGAACTTGAATGTCCGCTCGTGGTTGACGAAACGGACGTGGATCGACTCGGCCGACTGGAGGGTTTCAAGCGTACCCTCCAGGTATTCCGAAAAGTTCACCAACAGGAGATCGCCGAGGTCGCCGAGCGTTTGACAGTACTCGGTCATCACGACCGGACGGCCGAGAATGGTATCCGGTTCGCCTTCACGGACGTTTACCTGCCACAGCGGAACGCCGCCGGTGCCGATCGGCATGACGAGGCTCATCAGTTGCGGCAGGCAATCGTTGTTTGCCAGCCAAATCGCGGTGCCGTACTTCCAGCAGCGCGACCGCATTTTGATGATGTTCTCGTAAAAGATCGAATCGGCGTCCTGCCCCGTCTCTTTCAAGACAGTGACGAGGGCGGGGGATTTCATAATCCCCTCGAACTCGCCGACCCCGGTCCCATTGAGCCGTTCGTCGATCATGTGCGAGGTGAACTGGTCGCGAAACCCGGCCTCCAGCAACGCGGCAAACGAGATCGGGGAATCGCTCAGGATTTCTTCGGTTGCGTAGGCCAGACCGAAGAGGCCGTAGGCGTTCAGCGCGATCTTTTCCATCTGCATCCGCGCGGCGGCTTGCGTCTGCGTCTCGGCCCGGCGGCAAACGGTCAGTCCGCCGCTAACGCTAGAAGAGTGATCCTTGTCCACGCGGGCCAGCACTTCGATTCGCGGCGTGGTCATCGGCACCTTGGTAGTGCGGCTGCCGATCGGGTCTTCCTCCGGCGTCATCATCATCAGGTTCGGCGCGAAGCCGACCGGCACGAGGAACCCGCCGTAAGGATCGGAGTAAGCGCCCTGTTCGTCGGAGCCGGCGGTAGCGAGGAATCGGAGCCGCTCGTCGCGGGCCTCGGCGGATGGCCGGTCGGCGTTGGTCAGCACGGCCGTCAGAAAATCTCGCGGCGACTTGAACC